TCGACGGCCACGGCCCCGCGCTCCGGGAGCCGTGCAGCGGCGTGGGTGTAAAGTGCCTCGAAGTCGCAGAACCCGGGGATGTCAGACCACAACACAGGCGGCCCTCCATCGTTCCAGGCACTCCCCCACTGACTCACCACGGACCTCGACCACCGTCCGACCCGGGCACGCGGCCCGGACGTCGTCCAGCGTCAGCCGATCGTGCCAGAGGGTGGGGACACCTCCGGACAGGACCTCGGCCTCGGTCGACAGGGTGTGAACGACGGCGGCGATTGCCTGGTGTCGGCCTCCCTGGGTTCGCTGCACGACAGCCCGACGCAGGCCGTTGTCCTCTCCAGTGACCTCGTCCTTCCAGTTTCCCGAATGCAGTCCGTGCGCTGACAGCGCTTCCATCGTCTCACGCGGACAGCGGAGGACAATCACATGGGTGGCTGCATAATTCCGCATCGTTGTGAGCCCCTGTGGAAGCTGCGACAGACAGGCGTCAACGGTCTCGCCGGCGACGCAGATCACCTCCCCGGAGAACGCTTCCCGGACCTGATCCGGTGTGATGTCCGGATGCCAGACGGTGACCAGTGGCGAGCCTTCCATTGAGGCCGCTTCCCACTGAAGATCGATGATCCACTGTCGCAGCCCCTCCCCGCCCTCCTTCGCAACCTTGACCAGGCCGACGTCCCTGTCCTCCCGATCGCGGCGGTGGCCCATGTGCAGCCCCCGACCACGCAGGGACCGGGCGACCTCGGGCGGTGCGGTCAGGTGGACGACGGGGCTCTCTCCACTCGGCGGCACCCAGAACTTGGCCGGGTTGTTCGCGCCCGAGATGTCCGATTTCCCCGGCCCCTGCCCGAACACGAACGGATCCGGGGCGTACACCCGCCAGCCCCGCTGCCAGGGCCCCATGATATGATCAATGTGTGTGCGACACGGATACCACAGCTTGAGCAGATCGCGCAGGGCCGGCCCCCGGATCGCGTAGGCGTGTGTCCGCTGGCAGTTGAGACAGCGGACAACGGCGGGGGCGACCTCCTGCGGCCGCTGCCCCATGTGCTGGCCGCCGAGCATGAGTTGATCCCAGTCGAGTGGGACCGCCGCGATGAACGATCGCAGGCGTGTCCAGGCGTCGTCATGCCAGACCAGGTCATCCTCCAGGACCAACAGGGATACGACCTCATCCATTACGGCCCGTTCCAGGATGGTGACGTGGCTCCGCAGACAACCCCACGCGCCCCCGCCCTGGCCGTAGTAAGGGGGCACACCGACGCGGTTCCCGTCGATCGCCTCGAAGATCACCGGATCGGGCAAATGCCAGCCCTTCTCGGCCTGCAACCGCCGGAACGCGGCCAGCCGGTCGGGCCGACGTTTCAGGTTGATGAGGACCACTCTGTCAAACACGTCAGCCCTCCAGATCAGGCACATACCCCCGACAGTTCTTATTGCACCAACACACGCACACTACTTCCGAGATCACACCACACCGCAGATACGATCGTGTGACCAGCCAGCCAGGTGGGGCGGGCACATCGACCGCATCCCCCCGATGGATGCAGGGCAGGGCCTTCCGGGCCTGCGGTGTCTCCCGCTCTCCAGTCGTCGGCCCCAGTCCCCAGAGTCGTCGGCTGAGGGGGTCGGTGTCCGCCAGGTGGCAGAGGTGGCACGCTCCGCAGTTGCAGGGTCGGGGCATACGTCACGGCGTCAGGGTGAGGACGATATTGCCCGTACAGCACTCGGTCACACCGGTCAGCAGAAAGACCACCTGGAACGGCGAGCACGAGACCGACGCGGCCACCTGAGGGAGCGACGTCCCGCCCAGGAATCCAATCACCTCCCACACCGGGCTGCACTGGATAATCACGCCGAGATTACAGCCCCCGCAATTGACCACGTTATCCGTGACGTTGTACGTGCCTGCCGTCGTATTGTAGACCAGTGTAAAGCTGATCCCATTCAGACACGAACAGACACCCGTACCACCGGAGAGCGTGCCAGTGACGGTCGCGGGCAGGCCGCAGCACGGAGTGATCGCCCCCGACCCTGACGACTGGCTCCCGGTCGAGGACATCGACGTGAGCGAGGTCGAGGTCGACATCGAGGTGCTCGTCGACGTGCTCGTGCTGGTCGAGCCCTGCGAGGTCGAGATCGAGGCCGACGTCTCGCTCTGGCTGCCGGTGCTCGACGACCCGGACGTCACCGACGCGGAGAGGCTCGTGCTGGCCACGCTCTGCGAGTGCGAGAGGGTGCTCTGGCTGCCGGTGCTCGACAGGCCGCTCGTGCTGCTGATCGAAGTGCCCGATCCCAACGAGCTGCTGCCAGACCCCGACGATGCGGAGCTGCCGGACGAGGACGTCGACCAGGTGGACGAGGCCACGCTGGCGATCGACGTGCTGCTGATCGAGGTCGAGCTACTCGACGAGGAACCGCTCGACGACGACGGCGACGAGCTACTCGACGTGCTGCTGATCGAGCCGCTACTCGACGACCCGACCGACGAGGTGATCGACACCGACCCGACGGAAGCGCTGTGGCTCACGGCACTGGTGGAGGTACTCGACAGGGACGCCCCGCTCGAACTCGTGCTGCTGATCGAGGTGCTCGACAGGGACTCCGACGAGCTGCTCAACAGCGAGCCACTTGACGAGCTGCTACTCGAACTGGAAGACGAGCTGCTCGACGAGCTGGAACTCGACGAGCTCCCCCCGCAGCACGGACAGTCCGGGTAGAAGGTGGTGGACACGTCAGGGCGCTCCGGGCACGTACTGCCGGGCCAGGGCGTAGCCGACGATCAAAGCCAGGGCCGCGACGGGCGCATACGCGGGAGCTTGCCAGAGTAATTCACGCAGTCGCATAGTTTCACCGAATTATTTAAACGTGGCTATGACTGCACCCTCAACCCCAGTGCCCGACCACGTCGGGTTTTCCGCCGCGGCCGTCCCCTGGGTCATGTAGGCGTGAGCGAACCCGTAGGCGTAGGCCGTTTCGGTGAAGGTGTCGACGACCGTGAACGGCGAGCTCACCCCCGACGGGGCCTGACCGGTTCCGCCGGACGTCTGCGCAAACGTCACAAGCAACTCATTGTTGGCGGTCGGGGTAACACTGCCGGGGCTCGCGCCCGCCGAACTGTTCGACTGGTCCAAACCGCTCTTGGCACCGCTGAACGCCAGGACGCCAATCGTCACGTTGTTGTTGGCGTAATAAGACTCGAATGAGAATGTGTGATTGGCCCCGACGGTCGGATTGTAACAACAGTACATCTCACTCAGTGCCGTCGTGCCGCTGGTCTGCTGAATCAGAGTCCAGGTATTACCGAGAGAGTCTGTAAAAGTCCCGCCAAATGGAATTGCGTATTGATTAAAAGCAATCGATACGACTATCAGATTCGCCCCCGTCGTGTTGATCGCGCCCGTACTGACGGTGGCGTTGTGGTATGTGCCGCTGGTCGATGCGCCGACCGTGTGCGCCACGAGGTTCCAGGCAGTGACCGTCGCCGTGGGTGCGCTGGTCTGCGGCGTGCCGGTCCCGTTCGCGTTACTGGGTGTCTCGGTCAGGGTGATCGTGTTGCCGACATCCGCCGACACCAGCGTGTACGTGGTGCCGGTGGCCCCTGCAATCGCTGAGCCCGACCGGTTCCACTGCCGACTGATCGTCACTCCACTGGCGGGTGTCGTCGTGCCATCCACCGCTGTGAGCGTCTGGCCCTGCTGAGCGGTGCCAGTGATCGAGGGCGTGGTGATGCTGGGCGGGGGCCCGCCGGCATCTCCCATCCCCGACAGGCCCGACAGGCCGGTGTCACTCCAGGCGATGTCCACGGCGTTACTCCAGCCAGTGATTGAGTGCGAACACCCGGCCAACGACCCCACTTCCGCCCGCCGCGAGGATGATCGTCACACCCTGGCCCGACAAGAATTTCTTGCCACGCGGGAACGGGATCACTCCCGGGCCCGCGGCGGTGATGTCCCACGAAATCGTCGACGTGCCGTCGGTGATCGTGATGTTCCCGCCGGTGGGTGTGCCGCTATACGACCACCCGACCCCGCTGATGACGTGGCTGTTCCCGGCTGAGGCACCCAGGCTGACCTCCGCCTGTGTGTTGGCCACGGCGGTGCCATAGTCGCCGGCCGCGGCCGGGACCGATTCCATTTCCCAGACGTTGACTACCTGACTCGGTCCAACGCTCATGATTTAATCCGTGTTGATGGTGACAGCGCAGGGGAATGTGATCCCCCCAATCGTGACGCTCACTGACAGTGTCCCCTTGGTAACCGACAGTCCACCCGACGAACATTCCACGTCGGTGACGACCTCGGCCGTGCTCCCCGGCGACGTGGACTCTGATCCGCTGCTGGACGAGCCACTACTGGACGAGCTGCTGCCAGGGCCACACGTCCCGACCGCCACGCCCCTGGTGGCCCCCAGCAGGACAATGCCCCAGTTGAGCCCTCCGCCGGCCGGGCCGCCGATCGCAATGAGCGGGTAGCCGCCTGCTCCGCAGGTCTGCATGAACCCACTCTCGCCAGCCACCGGACAGGCCCAGCCCGGCACAGAGCTGTAGGCCGGACAGACCTGAAGCATCACCACCGCGGCCCCGGAGCACACCGCCCGGCCGAAGCCACCCGCCAGGATCGGCTCCACGGTGATGCACACCTGGTCGGCAGTGGTCTGGGGCACCGCCCCCGTGACTGCCGGCCGCCGTTGCACGGCGTTCTGGTCGAGAGCGGGGTCGACCGCCGGGCCCTGGTATGTCAGCACGGCCCACTGACCGATGCCGAGGTTGCTGGTGTTCGGCGGCTGGTAGACCATCACCATGTCCGCCGGGACGATCCCGTTGTCGACAGTGGGGTCGCCGGCCACCCCGAGCCGCTTCTGGCGGGCGGCGTAGGCCATCTCCAGGACCTGGTTCCAGGTCTCGGCCCGAATTTCCAGGGGTTGGCCCTGGACGACCCGGTGTAGTGGTTCACCGGTCATCCGAACCCCAGGACAGAGTGAAAGTCCACGTAGATGCTCACCTGCTCCACGTAGGCAGCCGATGGGACCTGAATGAGCAACCCTGTGTTGCTGTCCAGCGCATCCTTGTACGTTACCCAGAGATAATCCCAGGCAGACTTGTAGGGGACTATCAGTGTGGGGCTGACCTGAATGTTGGTCCTGTTCTCGCCTACCATGAACTTGTGAGTGACACTACCGGTCTCCGGGGGCTTGATGGTGCCCGGGGCCCCGGTGTACATCACCTCACCTGGCTGAAAGCCCATCCAGGCGTTCAGGTTGATCTTGCCCACCAGCGATCGCCAGGCCCGGAGCATGGGCAGGTTGACGTAGGAATACTGAGCAAGTATTGATCCCTCAAACTTCGGGGCGAACACGTCGCAGCCGGCGATGGAATCGCGACTGACGCCGATTGCCTGGTGGAAGTTCGGGGCCTGGAGACTGATTGGCGTGTCGGCCCCCTGGTAGGCCCACACGCACGATCCATCATTGATCGCTCCACCCATCCCCGTTGGGCCGCCCGACGCCGCCGATGTCCCGGGCGTCGTGCATTTGTACACGTTGCCCGCATTGATTACGAGCGCCAGGATCAGATACGCGGTCGATGGTGTCCACGCGGGCGTGGTCTGACCGTCTACCCGGGCGATCAGGGTCTTCAGAGACTGCGTGATGTGGACCTGGCCAGCGCTCAGGTCCCACGAATACTGGGGCCCCAGGTTGGTCGAGTCGTCCGGGGTCTCCTCGCTCTGGGGTTGCTGGTTCTCCGCGCTGAAGCTGTACTCCACCGTGCAGAGCCAGACCCCGCCACCCTGTGGATCGGCCTTGATGCTATTGATGGGCAGGTTGTCGTAATAGACAGACGAGAGTGATACCAGACCGTTATAAACCGCCGTCTCATCGCTGGAGAACATGGCGATGTACTGAATCGCCACGCTCGCGCTATTGACCGATCGCGTGATCGGTCGAGACTTTGCCAGTTCGTAGAAGTTCAACGCCATTACGACCTCACTTGAACTGGAGGCCGTTGATGAGACCGTTCATGTCGGCTGCCATTTTCGGCAGGACTGCCGTGTTGGCTGCGGTGTTCACGGCGGCGTCGAGTTGCCGCTTGGCGGTGGCATCGCCATAGCCGAGCTGCTGTTGAGCCGGGCCGGAGAAGATCCCCCGGGACATGGCCCCGATCTGGGCGTAGGTCGGGATGGCAGGGGCCTGTCCGCCTGGCCCGAGCGCTGCCCGCACCTGGCCAGCGATCCCCTTGCCCTGGATTGCCTGGCGGGCCTTCTCGTCCTCTCTCAGTTGCCGGGCCAGGTCTCGCTCTGCCTTGGCATTGGTGTGGGCGAATGCAGCGTCCTCGGCCGCCTTCCTGGCTGCGGCCTCGTCGTCGGCCCGGGCCTTCTTCCGGGCCTCGGCCTCTTGCTGCTGCATCGGGATAAGTTGTTTGTACAGGTCCTCCATCGCCTTTTTGCCAGCGTCAACAGAGCCATTGATTGCGGTCTCCCAGAGCCCCACCATCCCGACGATCAGGTCCGTGGTGTGATCGACCGCGACCGACCAGCCATCCACGAAGGTGTCCTTGAACCGGTTCCAGGCCCGCGTCAGTTCGAGCATGGCGGCCGTCCAGGTCATGTTGAGCCCCGTTCCCGCCAGCTTGACGGCACCCTCCAAATCGCCGCTACTCAGCGCTGCGGTGATGTCCGACCAGGCCCCGATCGCAGTGTTCTTGACTGACTGAAACCCGGCCCCTGTCTGATCCGCCCATGCCTTCCCCTCGGCGGAATTCGTGGCCCACAACACGCCCAACCCCACCACCGCGGCGGTCACCAGGCCGATGGGCGAGAGCAGGGCCCCGAACCCGACCGATGCGACGGTCACCCCGGCAGAGATCGCTGCCCCGGCACTCCCCATCGTCGAGCCGAGGAGGATCAGGGCTGCACCGGCAGCCACGGCCCCAGCCGCCACCTGGGCGATCGTCCGGACCGCCGACCCGTTCTCCTTGATGAACGATCGCACCTCGGCAATACCTTCACGGACATGCCCGGAAAGCGAGGCGATTTCCGCCCCGGTCGGCAGAAGCTGGTTGCCGGCCTCCAGCACGGCGTACTTCAGGGCCTGCCAGGTGGCGGTATAGGCCCGCATGATCTCCTGACTCTGCCGGGCCTGGGTGGGGTCGATGATCGCGCCTGCTCGCCGACCCTCCTCGACCAGGGCCTCCAACCCTTCGCGCCCCCTGTCGATGAACGGCAACAGCTCACGCATTCCGAACGCATCGGCAACGCGGAGCTTATCGGCCTGGTTGTTGGTGCGTGAAATGGTGTCGGCGATCCGCTCGAACACCTCGATCACGGGTGTGTTGAGCAGATCGCGACCACGCCCCAGGGACCGGAGTGAATCGTCGAGATAATCGTTCATGTCCGCGGCGTGGCTGATCTTGTCGCTAAGCTCGCCGAGGATGCCGCCGAACCCCTCCATGCCGACCCCGGCCCGCTCGGCCGCGTAGGCCAGGCCGGACACCTGCTCGACCGTCGCACCGAACCGGGTGGCCAGTGTCTGCACATCGTTGCCGCGACTGGCAGCTTCAGATAGCAGCTTGACCATCGGAGCCAGGGCACCGCCACCGACGCTGAGGGTGACCGCCCCGGCCTTGGCCATACTCTGGCCCCAGCTTTTCAGATACGAGCTGGCCTTGTTAAGCCCTCTATAAAGCAAATTATCCTTTGTGAATAACTCCACAAAGGCACCACCGGCACGGACTTCCTTGCTACTCGCGGCCACTCGCTAACCCTCAAAATACTCTTTGAGCAGTCCCCACGCGACCTGACTCTCTGCCTCTTCCTGCTCTGGTGTCTGAGGCCCTGGCGGTGGTGGCGGTGGTGGCGGTGGCGGCAGGTACGGTTCGGGGATCAGGTCGAGCGGATTGATCGCCACCGGCTGCCAGCCCCGGCCAGCAATGACGGCGGTCATTGTGGCGGCCCGATACCACTCCGCTTGCTGGCGGCTGTCAGCCGCCCACTTCAGCTCCCGCAACGTCAGGTCCCGGGGGTCGAGCCCGGAGAGACCAGCCCATTCCCAGCCGAGTCGTTCGAGCCAGTCAGGACTGTCCGCATGTGATCCGCGATCCTCTGATTCCGTCGCTCGATCGCCCCCGGCATCGCGTCGCGAACCGCGGCTCTGACCGCCGGGGGCTGGGAAAAATCCACATGGGCGTAGGTCAGGGCCTTCACGGCCGAGGCGATCGTGTCGCCGTCGAAACCCTCGGCCCACTGTTCGGGGGTGAGGCCGAGGGCCTCGGCCTGTTTGCCGACCAACACCCAGAAGATCCGGCCGAACCGATCGGGGTCATCCAGGGCGGCCAGGGTGTCGGGGTGATCGAGGCGCTTGGCCAGGTCGAGGCCCGCGGCCCGGAGTCGCGGAACGAGCCCGAGCGTGATCCGGATCGTGTACTCCCGGCCTTCGGAATCCTTGAACGTCGCGGACATCAGGCCCCCCGAAAGAGATCGGCATAGGTCGCTCGCTCTGCCATCATCGCCGGGACCATGAACGGGTGGTCTCCCGACTCCAACTCCCCTGGCGCTCCGGTCCGGGGGCCGCCGATCGCCGGCCCCACCACGACGGAGCGGCTCTCCTTGTCGAAGCTGAAGAACAGCAGCTCCCGGAGCGGACTGGCCCCGACGTTAACGGTCTGACCCTTGACCTTCTTCTTGCGAGTGAACCCCACCGATCGGTGGACAATCGGCACCTGGCCAGCCGCCGCGGACTTGGTGCCGTACTTGAGCGACGATCGAGCTCGGGTGCGGACAAACGCCCCGGCCTTCGACATGGCCTTTTTGACGATCGGGTCGAGGGCCTCGGTGACTTCCTTCGTGTCGAAGAAGGCCGACTTGATCGACTTGATCGAGTCGAGGTCCATCACGCAGCCGGGGGTGTGGCGAGTGTGGGAAGGGCGGCCAGCATCCGGACCGCCCACTCCCGCGGGAAGCCGACCAGGGTGGCCGGGTCCCGGGCCGCTGCCCGGGAGACGACGCCCAGCAGCCCGGGTGTGGCCGGGTCGCTGGGCGACTGGCTGAGCAGTTCGAGGAGATCGCCAGCGGCGTGGTGGATGTTCGAGTCAGTCGACCTGGCGACCGCAGCGCGAACGCGATCCAGGCCCGTTTGCTGTGGCGTACTCATGGTCCCTCACGGAATCAGATGGCGGTGAAGACCGGCGCACCGGTCGTGACCAGGACGGTCTGATAATTGCTGTTGGCGGACACTGTGGGCTTGAGCATGATGTCATCGAACACCACGGCGTTGAGCCCTTGATCCTCCGACGCATCGTACAACTGAAAATCACACCGATACCCGATCGTCCCGTTCACGGTGGAAAGGCCGTTGAGGATCATCATGTCCAGCGGGGAATCTGACAGCAGGGCCGCCATGATGCTGGTCCAGTTGGTATCCCCACTGTCTGCCCGGATCTTGCCCGTGATTTGCAATCCGAGCATCGTCTTGACGCTCAGTTCCAGACGGGAGGCGCGGGTTGAGCCATCCGCCTCTTTCCAGGCCGGCTTGACGCTCAGATCGCTGATACAGGTCACCAGCGTCCAGGTGGGTGAGCCATAGGAGCCGCTGTTGAGGTAGGCACCGCTCTTGATGCCCAGTCGAGCCGATGCCATCTCAAGACCCTCCCCACGGAACCAGACTGTTGAGCGTGAACGTCAGCTCCGACCAGAACGCCTTGTGCTGACTGAGTGTGCGAACGTCGTACACGATGTCTACCGTGCCCGGTGTGTCCCTGTCCCGAAAGAACACGGCCCCCGTGTTGGGGCTGGTCCACTGGGCGGTCATGTCTTGCAGGAGGTCGTACACCTTCTGCTGCACTAACAGGACCAGACCATCAACCCAACTGTTTTGGGGGATGCCGCTCGGGTCGGTGCCGTCAGTGTTTGTCCACCGACTCACGACCACAATCCCGATCGTGTACACCTCCAACTGCTCTCCACGGTCCATTGCCTGTCCGCTGTAGTCGGCAGGGAACACGTAGATCTGTGTGCCCTGCACCAACACGTTGCGGTCATCCCTGGCGAACCCCGTCCTCGGCACGTACTGCCGACTGACCGCGCTGGGTGCTGTCGGCGACCAGGCCGCGGCGATCGTGGCGACAACGGTGTCGCAGCAGTCGAGCACGCGGGCTGCACTCACCGGAGGGCCTCCACATGTCGGGCCGATACCCACGCCGAGCGATCGCCCCAGGCCAGCTCGTACCGCACCCGGCCGTTGGCCTTCACCCGCACACCGATCACCTCGGCCCGGTCGATGCCGATCGCCGAGGCCCGGACCAGGGTGTGCGGGGCGAACACCGTCATGAGGTCAGTACCCGCTTGCAGTGGACTCTGATAGTCAGGCGGGTCTCGTCTGAATATCTCCACACCGGCTCCTGCGTGGGCGTCTGTAACTCGAAGGTGACCGACTTCCCTGTGGTCGGGTCGGTCACCAGACTGTCTGTGATCCGGTCGCCCTCGGCCGGCGGGAACGCACAGCCAACCGCCAGAGCGTCGGCGAGCTGAAACAGATAGTCGGCCTCTCCCCACGTCACCCGGGCCCTGGACTCGGTCTCGCCGGCGAAGAGTGTCTTGCCGGGCCAGGCCGAGAACTGGAACGTCTGTCCCGTGGCGGCGACCGTGTAGGTGATCGTCCGCCCGGCGGTGGCCTTCATGCGGCTGGCCAGGGTGAGCTGACCAGAGACGAACCGACTCATGTTTGCCCTTAGAAGTCGGCCGAGGCGATGATATACCCCGTGGTGCCCGACCCGTTAAGCAGGATCGAGTGAGCCGCGGCCGTCAGGGTCACCGTCGAAATCAGGTTGATGATCGTGGCACTGTGAACCGACCCGTTGGACAGGCCGGTCGCTGACGCTGCCGCCCCACCGTCGACGATGACCTTGAACCCCCCGGCCACCACGGTGACAGTCGGGGCCGCGTACATCGGTGTCGGCAACCAGATCGGATACGTCTGGGTGTTGGCACCACTCGGTGCCCCGATGGCAATTGTCTGGCCGTTCTTCTCGGTGAAGACGCAGCAATACCGTTGAGCGAGGGCGAGCTCCAGCTCCACGTCCCGGTGCTCGAACGGGCTGGCCCCGTTGCCGATTTCGAGCTGGATACCCTGGAAGCTGATCGAGTCGTCCGAGCTGGCGGTTCCCGAAGGCGTCCAGGTGAACAGCACACCCAGTTGCGTGGCCGTGGCGGGGACGGTCCCGGTGAACTGATAGCGAACGTATCCGGTCGTCAACGCCTGGGTGGTGTTGATGATGGTCGGCGTGGCCTGCCAGTTGGTCGACGCAGCCACCAGGTGGGCAGCGGTGTCGTTACCGGCGGTGGTCGAGTGGTTGAGGGCAACCGTCAAGGCCCCGCCGCTGTAGTTTGCCCCGGCCTTTGCCCAGAAGCTCAGGGTAACGGTCTGGCCCTGAGCCTTGATGCAATCCTCTGACTCCAGGACCTGGCCAAAGTTAAAGGCCGCGGTGTTAGAATTGCCGCTCGACCTCGAGACCTTGCATGACTGATTGAAGCCCTGGAGGGTGGTGTCACTTACCTGCGTGAACAGGATCGAGCTGCTCGCCCCGCCCACGGCGAACCAGCGGTCCGGCCCGTAGGTGACCGTGTTGCTGATGGCGGTCGCAAGTACCCCCGCGCTGAACAGCGCCGTGCTGACACGCTGCCAGGGGTTGGTGCCAAAGTCGCCCCCGTCGATCATGTTGCGGGGGAACGCCAGTTCCTGTGCACCGTCGAGCAGGCTGGTCAGGCTCGGAATCGGCAGGTGATCGAGCCAACAGGTGATCCCAGCTCCGGTCGGGCCGCCGTCGGACGCCTGACCGGTTGGGCCAGCGACCACGTTGCCGATGGGGTACGTCACACCGGCTATATACTTGGTGGTCACCTGCTGCGTGCTGGTGTTCCACAGCACATAGGTGCCGTTGGGATAGGCCGCATCGGCTGCGACCTGGTACACACCACCGCGGGCCGCCAGTGACCCGAACAGGGTGTACCCGGAGTTGGGGGCCAGCGGGATTGGCGAGTGGGCGATGTAGGGGATACCCCCGATCACGATCACATCGCCCGGCATGTTGCTGCTGGGCTGCGTGTAGGGGATCATCAGAGGATCACCCATCCCCAGATACGTTGCCATCAGTCCCATCGGAAAAGCTCCAGAAGCTGACAGCTATCAGCTATCAGCAGAACCATGAAACCTGTGGTCACACGCCCGCATGTGGATTGTCTGGCTGATCGCTGATAGCTGTCAGCTTCTGAAATCTCTCACGCACCTGGCGACTTAACACCAGCGCGGAAGTTCTGGGCGTTGGCTCCGTAATCGAAGATCACCCGCATCGCGACGCCCAGCTTCTTGAAGTTCCAGTCGGGGCCGGCCGTCTGCACGGTCGGGGTGTCTATACCGTTCAGGAACGCGGCCTCGATCACGGACGAGCCGGCGACGGGGGACATGAGGTTGTACCAGGCCGTGGCCGAAGCCGTGGCCGGGAACAGGGTCGCGTTGCTCAGGTAGCGACTCATCACCGGCTTCAGTCGACCCTTCCACATGTTGATGTTGGGCTGCCGGCTGGTCGTTCCGGTGCCAGCCCCAAGAACGAGCCCGACCGCGGCCGGGTCGACCAGCTCCATCGCGGTCAGCCACAGTTCCGGCGGGAACAGCAGGATTGGCGTCATACCGTCAAACATCAGCGGGTTACCGCTGGGGTCGACCTGCTTGTCGTACATCTGTTTGGCGAGCTGCAACGCCGTGGACGACAGAGCCGAGGAGGCCCCGGAGCCGAGCAGGTTGGGGCCGCTGGCCACCTGGAGAGTCGGGAAACTGGTCGGGGCTGCCGCACGCCAGAAGGCGTTGCCATCGTCGGCCGTCGCACTGGCGAGAGCCAGATAGACCTTCCAAAACAGCAGGTTAAACCCACGGCTGGCCCCCGCGCCCATCGTCAACGGTGCGCCGGTCAGAATCGAGAGGTCATCGTTGATGATCGGCTTGCGACCAATCGTGAGCATCAGGCCGTACTGATCGACCTGGTTGGCGAATGCCTGGTCGGTGATCGTCCCTTCCTGGAGGTCGCCACTGTCTGGCACCTGCTGCACGACAGTGTTGCCGATCAGGTTGATTGACTTGGTCGGCTTGAAGTCGTTGGTGGGCCGAATCATGGCGATCTCACGCCATGCCTGCTCCACCTGGAGGTAACCGACCAGCGCGAACTTGTTCTGCACGTTGGCGAGCGTGTTGGGCAGATAGGAGTCTGCCACGCCTTCGGCCCGGATCGTGAACCGCCCCATGTCATTGCAGCCGAACCGCAACACCTCCTCAATGTTGCCGTCCGTGATCTTGTCGGAGCCCATATACCCGTGCATCCGGGCCCCGAGAACCAGGAGTTGCTGGAGCCCCACCTGGCCGCGGAAGTGGGTGTGTGCGGCCTGGCGGACCTGGTCCGGGTATCGTTCCTTCAGCTCGGCCCGGATGCGCTGCTCCATGTTCGCCTGGATACGGCGCGTCTTGAATTCGTGGTCCTTGTAGAAGTCGTCGTTCTCCAGGTGGAACTGGTGTCGGCCCGCGTCCAGGACCGCATACTCCAGGACCTGGGGAGTGACCTCCGGAGTGCTGCCAAAGTGGAAGTGTCCACCGGCCACCATTCCCGCGCCCGTACCCGGGCCCGGTCGAGAGGATCGGAGTGCGACCAGCTCGGCGTCACGGGCCGACCAGCCGGCCTCGATCGCGTGGGTGGCGAAGTCGACCTTCTTGCCCTCGTGGACGATCTGATCGAGTTTGTACTCCTTGGCCAGGGCCGTGATCCTGTTGACCCGCTTGAGTTCCTTGACCGTCTCGGCCCGGACCTCCTGGCGAGCCTGTTTGGCAGCACTGATCTTCTTGGGCACGTTGGTCTTCACGGCCTTCCCCTTGAGTTTGGTGCCGCCCCCGGCCTTGAGTTTCTTTCCGCCCTTCGACGCCTTGGCAGGTGGATTGTCTTCGTCGTCCTCCTCCTCTTCCTCGCCCTCGGTCTCCGAGTCCTCGTCTTCCGCCTCGGCCTCCTCTTCGTCCTCGGCCTCCGTCTCCGAATCGTCCTCGCCCTTCATGCACTCCTTGAGGGCCGTCTTGGCTTCGTCGTCGGTCATCTTGTCGATCTGCTCATCACTGTACTTGGCAGCAGTGAGCCCCTGCATACGAGCGAGTTTCAGGGCGGCTTTCTCAAACATGATGAACTTCCCCTTGGAGCCTGTGACGGTTGCCGAGGTGTCCCCGTCGGCTCCCAATGGAACGAACGAAACTTCTCCCAACTCGGTCTCATGACTGATCGTCATGGGCCCGGTGACCGTCCGGCCGTTGACCTCGGCCTCTTCCCCGGCCTCCAGGAAGGAGGTTCGCACCGGGTTGGCCCCGATGCTCATTTGCCAGGGGAACCCGTTGGCGGCGGGCGTGGCGACCTTGTCCACGTGCTGCTGCTCGCCGGACAGGGGGCCTTCCACGTGGATGCCCTGCTCGTCAACCGCCACCTTGTCGGTGTGCCCGACGATCTGTTCGTGATCGTGCTGTCGGAGCGCGGGCTTGTGCTGGCTGCCGACCTTCACGCCGTTCAGGTCGACAACGATCCGGCCCCACCAGCCCTCCGGCCGCATCGGGGCGCCGCTGTACGCCAGGCCCGAGAACCGTTTGAGCTTCGGGCCGTCGCCCGTCTCCGGGGCCGCGGTGATGGTGGCCTTGGTGCCGCCCGCGGCCCGAAACTCTCTCGGAGTGTCGCGTTTGTCAGACGGCATTCGCGGCCTCCGGTTTGGCGTCTTCCTGCTCGGTCACCGTGCGTTTGACCACATCGCCAAACGTCAGCTTGAGCCGATCGATCTCCGCCTTCTCCGCGGCCTGCTGCGCCATCACCGACTTCCAGTCGTAACCGCGCCGCGCCCAGAATGCCTGCCAGGTGTCCATCCCGCCAGCCAGGCGATCGGCGTCCGCCTTGGCTTCCACCGCCGGGTCGAGAGGTTCCCACCCGGACCAGTGCCAGTCGTGTGGCGGCAGGTTCAGCCCGTCATAGGCTCGTATCCGTCCGACCAATACCGCCTCCTGATACCACGCCTTGAACAGACGGGCCAGGACGTACTTTTCCGCCTGCGATCGTTCAATCGTGAGCATCGCCCGATAGTTGACGATGTCGAGTTTGGACGAACTGAAATTGAACTTCTGACTTGTCCCCAGTGCCAGATTGAGCGGATACGATAACGGCCGGATCGCTTCGCCCAGGCACTTTTCCTGAAACATCTCGTACGTGGTTGCCGGGTGCGCTGCGGCCAGTTGCTTCAGGGTCATGCCGCTCGGGAGCATGACCTGCATTTTCCGCTGGATGGGCACACCCACGAACGGGGACATTCCCGCTCCGTCGGGCACGGGAACCAGGGAGGTGTCCTGACTGGCCGGGGCCTCGCTCTCCAGGACCGCGGCGTAATCGGCCGCGATCTCGGCCGCCCCCAGAGTCGCCTTCCGGAACGCTCTCAGTTCCGTGAACAGATCGAGCGAGGGCGTGAAGATCGGCACACCACGCACTTGCCCGGGCCTGAACTTCGGGAACCAGTGGATCATGTACCGGGCCGGTATCTTGTCCACCGCCAGCGGGTTGAGGTCCGGGAAATACAGGTCCCCGGGGTGGTGGCGGAGGACGTGGTAGTGCGTCGGCCGCTGCGTCACCGGGTGGAGGGTCAGGCCATCCACCCACAGGTCCGCCAGGTTGGCGGGCGCGGGTGTGGTGACCTGGTCAGCCTCCAGATCGCACGGGTACAACTTGACCTCGTTCTCCAGGTCCTCGACCGTCTTGAGGACCAGGAACCCCTCGCCGTCCACGGACCGGGCCAGTTTGCACGTTCGCAGTTTCTCGACCAGGTCGACCTCGTCGGCCCACTCTCGCCAGGCCGACTCGACCTCCAGGTTGTACTGTGCGTCCGAGGTCGAGAGCTTCAGCGTCGGGCCGGTGCCGACCAGATCGTCCGCGTTGTTGTTGCACACTCCCCACAGGAACGGGTTGTTGCTGACCTCGTAACGCGAACGGATGCGCAGAGTTCTACGCACCTGGTAGTTGTTGGCAGATTTCGGCGAGAAATAATCTGCCATCCACCACTGGCGACTCTGCTCCCGATCGGTCTGGGCGTTGTCGTATCGAGCCCGGATGGACGCCGCGGACGGGCCGGTCCGTCGCTGGCCTCCGTAGAACCGGGCTGATGCGAGAGCGACCATCACGCGGTCCTTGCTGCGGTCTCAGGGGCTGGCTCGAACGGCTTGTCAACGCCCAGGATCTGGGGCTGGAGGGGGTCACCGAATGTGAGCTGGCGAGCCCACACCTGGCCTGTCCAGAGGGCCTTGATCCGCTCCCACCAGGTCATCCGCCAGCATGTGACGATGATCCCCTCCGGGGAGCGATGGGCGGGCAGGGGTTGATACTCGGGCTGATCCTTGCCGAGGATCGTGTTCACTTCCGGAAATGCTACCGGTGACACATCACCCTCCACTTCAATTCGGCCACGGCTGTGCAGCCGTGGAGATGCGAGCAATCATCCGGGTGGGCGGATCGTTCACCACGCTTCAATTCGGCCACGGCTGCACAGCCGTGGAGATCACATCAACCACCAAAGTTGTCGTTCAGGTAGTCGTAAGGCCCAATGTTTCGCCCCGGGCCGGCTGCGGGAGTCACCAGCGTGCTGGCGTATATTCCCCGGAGCGGGTTGCCCGCCGCAGCCTTCATCGCCAGATAGCGATCCATCTTGATGAGGTCGTCGGCGGATCGGCCCGTGGCGCTCTGACCGTCGCTGGTGGACGCGATAGGCAGACCGGCTTCAGTCTGAATGATCCCGCTGAGGTCTGGGGCTGTGGCCATCGCTGGACACCTCGCGACTGGGCGTACACCCATTTATCGCGTGGCGACTGGCGAATGGAAGCGGTTGACGTGCAGATAGTTGGTCGAGCGTATAGGCCCTAGACGACAGGTGCCTTCTTGACGCGGGCCGGGGCCCCGCCGGAGATCCGTTCGGTGGTGCGGACGCGGTGTCCACACATGCGACAGGCGCGGACGCGGACGATACGTCCAGGGTGATGCTTTGTGTTGGGTAGGCACCTCAGAAAGACATGCAGGCACTGCGGGCAACAGATACCCATTCGCTTCTCTGGGGGGATCGGCCGGATCAGCGCACAGGTGGGGCACTGAGCTTGGCGAGTGACGAGGCCACCGACAGCGCGGACCAGGACCACGGCGTGGAGCCGCTGGCCCCGGCAGTCGGGGCAGGGGAGGGAGACACCGGCCTGTCGAGAGTTGGGCACTGGCGGGGGCTCCAGGTCAGATGTGTTTCCCAGCTTCGATGTCGTTGGCGAGAGACAGCATCGCTTCCTCGCCACCGTACCTCTCTGAGTAATCCGGTGCGATCTTGCGGATGTAGCTGACTACACTTGCTCGTTCTTTGAGTGTATCGTCAGTCTCGTGTCGAAGCTTTTCGGGGTGGTCGGCAACTCGCCTCTGTTCGTCGCTCATGTCACTGCCTCTCAAGTTTTGAGGTCGGTGCGGGGGAGAGTCCGGAGCGGCGTGGGAGGGCCGCCACGGAGTTGTTTGCGACGCTCGGCGATCCGACGCTGTTCGGCAGGACTATCCGGTCGATAACAGCAGTCACCGGGACGACACCCATCCTGGCGGTACGGCCAGTCGCAGATCGGGCACCTGTTTTGTCGTTGATCGCTCATGTCACTCCCTGCGCTCGGTTGTAAAGGTCCATAGGCGATATGATCTTCCTCGCTCTCTTCACCTCCGGCTGACCGGCCGCGGCCCCCGCCGACCAGCTCAGTCCCGAGACCGAGGCAGCGACCGCACACCCGACCAGGCAGTCCCAGAGGTGATTGTCTCGACCAGGCCGGAGCTTCCACTCCTCGACCGCCCGGCCGCCGACCCTGGCCACCTCGACCGGATACTCCGACGTCCAGTGGTCGGCGAGCATCCTGTGTTGGTCAGCCTCACCCTTGAAGATCCGCAGGCAGCCGGCCGCGCCGGGCGGCGTCTTGATCCGCTCGGCTGCGAAGGTCTTCCACCAGTTGGCATCGAACACCACATGCCGGCCGCGGCCGGCAGTGCCAGGTGGTGACAGCCGCCACCCCGTACCAGCTCGCTCCCCTGGTCGCTTCGCCCATGATGCCATCGGGTTGCTCGACGCGCCGATGAACTTCCCGTGTGAGGGGATCAAGCTACCAGCCAGCGGGGACCGCCGACAGAACTCGTACACCAGGTCGGTCAGCGGCCCATAATTGGCATCGACAAGGCACCGCTCGGCCCGCAGCTCGGCCCCGGTCTCTTCCTGGCGGAACACGCCAAGGGCCCGGCTGGTGGCCACGCCCAGGCCCTCGTACACCGCGGCGTCCTGGCTCTTGCCCGGATAGAGGTCCTCCAGGGCCGGGCGAGGATCGGCCCCGGAGAAGTACGATCGTGTCTGCTCTGGCCACGTCCCCCACTGGACCAGGTCGCCACCGAACCGCTCATCCCAGGCGATCACTGTCCACCAGAGGATGTGGGCCCCGACGTCCACGAAGGCGCTCAGGCGGGTGGAGGCCCTCGGCACGATCAGGCGGGGCAGGTTCGAGACCTTGGCAATCACCTGCTCGGGCGTCAGTGCCGTGGCCGAGGCCGTGTCCCGGGACAGGGGGGTGTTCTGGTACTCGGCCATGAAGGTAGCCGGATCACGGAAGTACAGGTGCATGGCACTCTGCACCGCGGAGACCTCCCATTTCTCCTTCCGGTCGGGCCAGCTTGCCTCGGCCCCTGCGTCCAGCTCGGCCTGGTGAGCCCGATAGTACGCGATCGCCTCGGAGTGGTCCGGGGGCTCCATCTGGGCCCCACGGGAGTAGACCTCGAAGTACCGGTCCCAGGCTGCCATGTCGGTCGGCATTGATCGCATCATCCCGGACCGTTCACCACGCCACATCGGGTGCTTGCTGCGGTCCAGGACCTGGTCGATCATGTCGCCGCGTTCGATCACCGTGCAGGGCATCACGCCAGCGATCGCCCGACCAGGGCCGGCCATGCCGAGGACGTCGGCCATGATGAGCGACAGCCGACTCTCGTTCTGGGTCAGTGATCGGGCCGACTCGTGAGTCTGGGGATCGTCGATCAACACGAGGTCCGGGCGGATCTGCTCGCCCGTGGTCAGGGTCAGCAGCGACCCACGGATGCCCTCACCGGTGAGCCCCGAGGCAGCGATCACGGCCCCGGACGACGGGACCTTGCCATCGTCCCGGAGCTTCCACCCCCGGCCCTTCTGCCAACCCTCGGGCGGGGGAACGGTCGGGAGGGTGATCTGGTTACCTGCCCACTCGATCATGGTGGGCTCACCACCGCACGTCTGGCCGCCAGCTCGCTGGGCAATGCCCTGGAGCTTCCGGGCCGGAACTGCGATCTCGGGGAAGTCGGCCCCGTACTCGGGCAGGAACCGGATGAACATCCGGATCGCGTCCAGGGTGGCCGTGGCCTTGGTGTCCGTTGCCCCGATCAGGAACACGTACCGGACCAGGGCGTACGACACCGCCCACAGGGCCGCCATCCGACAGATCGCCGACTTCCCACTCCCCCGCGCCATGGCAAAAGCGTACAGGGCGCCGAGGGTGGCCGCCTCCTCGATCCGGGCAATGGCCTTCAGGTGGTCATCGCTCCAGCCGAGGTTGAAGGCGCGGGGGTTGTACGTCTCACAAAAGACCTTCAGAGATTTCCGGCAGCGGTTGCGGCGTCGCGGGTTGGCGATCGCCGGGAGTGCGCCGATCTCGCGACCCGCCGCGGACCGGTCGCTGGCGATCTTCGCAAGACGCTCACGTTCTCCGTCATACTCGCCAGTCGCCATCAAACAAATCCATCAGTTAGTAAGTGTGTCATGGATGCTGACTGTTCCCGCGTGAGTCATTAGAGGCATAGGGGTGCTGGAAGGACCCAAAAAACAAGGCTTCAAAGAGAATCGTTATAACAATTGTATTTATGTACAAGTGTTATACTATTCAGTGATGGGCAAGTGACATCATGTGCGAGCATTGTATCACGGGAAGGATCGTGGGAGAAGGTTGCCCACCAAACGAAGAGACCGCAGTTGGTCATGACCAACTGCGGTCGGAGGAATCTTGGAAAATTCTCGGGAAGTGGGCTTGCTATTTATCCGTTTGCGGATATACTATAGGTGAGGGGCGAGGGGGTGACGAGGGTCCCAAAGCTCAAGGTGGTCGGTGACCGTGACTCACCGAACTCATCCGCTAAAGGGCCTTGCCAGTCCCCCCTCGCTCCGCTCATCGGGAATGTACCACACGGGGAGGTGAGTCACAATGGGTCGTCCAAGGCTGGCAAGGCCGCCGGGGCTATTGGGCCAGGTCGGGGAGCATGTGGAGGCCGCCAGGAAGGCGGCAGGACTCTCGGTCGACGACATGGCCACCGCGGCGGGGGTTGGCCGAGGGACCATTCTCAGAGTCGAGGCCGGGTCGGTTGACCCGGGAATCGAGACCGTGGCGGCGATCGCCAGGGCGTTGGGTGTGAGCGGTGCCGAGTTGTTGGGGAAGTGTCCGGACTGGACTGAAAGGGGCAAGCCATGAAACGGGGGAAGTTGCGGCGTGGACAGCAGCCAGGCACACCGGCCGAGGTCGTGCTGGCGCGGCGAGACGGATCGCTGTTGTGCCGAGTCTGCGGCGGGACAGCTCGAACTGACCAGGCCATCCGAGCGCCACGCGGGGGGTTCCGGTGTCCGACATGTGGGGGTGTGATGGACCGAGTCAAGGAGGGATCGTGATGGGTCCTCGCACCAATTACCGAGACCTCTCCAAAGAGCCGCCATTTGGCAGGCTGAAGGCCATTGAGGATACGGGCGATCGGACGACAGGTGGACACGTGATCTGGCTGTGTAAATGCCGTTGCAAGAGGAAAGTCAAGGTCGTGTCAATCAATCTTACATCCGGCAACACCCGCTCGTGTGGGTGCTACCGGAAGGAGTCGAGCTATGCAACCGGCGGGAGCAGGACGGGGAAGGTTTAGGTTGTCACAGTTGTCACCCGAGTCACCCATGTCACCTGGTTCCTGAGAAGGGGTATCTTGTCTCCTTCCCTGGCCTGGGGTGACATGGGTGCCAACTCGGGCATCATCCGGCGAGGCGGTTGGCGTTCTCGCGGAGTTTCTTGCCAGCGCTCATGATGTGGCTGTAGTGAGCGTGCAGCATGGCGGTGCCGGCATGCCCGAGCATGGCTGCGACCTCCACCTCCGAGATCCCGGCGAGGAGGGCCCGGGTCGCGAAGGTGTGCCGAAACATGTAACTGGTGATCTTGGCCCTGATCTTCTCCGAGAGTCGCTCAAATCAGAATCGTGAAGCATGCGACAAGATCAGTGCCCGGAATGGTGCCAAAACGGCGCCGTACTGACATCGGTCAGAGGGTTGGCACCATTCTGATAGGCATCACACCTTGCGCACGACAGAGCGGAGCACGCCGAGGATACGGAAGTGACCGCGTTCGGTGTCGACCTCGATCGGTGGCATCTCGCCGTTGCAGGGCGCGAGGCGGATGATGGACCGCTTCCGCGTCCTCTTGTACTTCTTGCAGAGCATCTCTCGATCGAGCATGGCGATCACCACCTGGCCGGGGTCCGGGTCGGGGCACTCCTGCACGATGAGGTAGTCGCCCGGGAGTATCCCTGCCTCGACCATCGAACGGCCTGTCGCCTCGTAAGCAACCAGGTCGTCACCCTTGAGCAGATCGCCGAGGTCGAGCCGGCCGCGGTCCTCATCAATCATCTCGACCGGCTGGCCGCATGACACCCGACCCCGGAAGGGGATGCCCCGGGGAGGCGTCGCCCGGAGGGAGCGGGCACCGCTGGGGAGCTGATCCTCGGTCAACTCACCAGCAGCCACCAGACGGGCCAGTACACGCTGGGCGTTGTTCGGGGGGAAGATCCCAATCCCTTCCCCGAGCTGGCGAACAGTGGGTGGCCGGCCATACCGCTCGGCATACTCACGAAAGAACTTCAAGGCTGCACGGTCGCGATCGGCGAGCATGTTGTCCGGCACAGCAAGACTCCATCTGAGACATTTGTATCGAGGGTGCTTGACTTGGCGCAGGACCGCGATACAGTTGTATCATAGCACGCTAAAGCACTGCCGCAACCGCGGTAGCACATCCATCCGGCCTGACGGCCGCGATCCACCGGCGGCATCCCCGCCCGAAGAATCGGCACAGCGAGAATGCCCGTGAGACGTCCCAAATCGGAGATCGTGCAAGCTGTCGCGCGCCTGGAACAAGAGGGCCTCATCCCACTGGAAGAGGGAGCGACCAGGTTGGGGGTGGGCTTCCGTACTGCCAGGCGGTGGGCGATCGAGGGGAAGAAGGGTCACCACCTGGACGCATTCCACCGACCGGGTGTCGGCTGGCTGACCTCCCTTGCAGCGATTGAGAGGTTCCAGGCCCCCGACGGCGCGGCCAGTTGTCACCCATGTCACCCCGGATGAGGGACCTCTCCAAAATCTTACTTTTCAGAACCAGGTGACATGGGTGACTCGGGTGACAACTGTGACAACTCAGGCCCTCACTTGCCCACTTGGGGTGATGCGAGCAGTCACGGGGAAAGCTTCGGCAGCCAGACCACGGGCCGAACTTCTTCGGCGTAGTGTCCTTCTTCTTGCACGTGGCTTCCGGCAAGGATCAGAGTCAGCGTTTCCTTGCCTGTGGGCAGTTCGAACACAAGTGCCTGAGTGATGGGCGATCTGATCGAAAGGAGCATTTTGTCTGGCTGGGGAGGATCGAGTGTGACCCCGGAAGGAAGAGCAAGAGGAGGGATGGCGTTGAGTTTGGAGTCGATGAGAACACAGTCTCCCACCAACGCAGGAACCCATGTGTTGAAGGTGCGTGGTGCCGGGTCGAAGCTCTCGACTTCCACCCAAAGAACAAGACACGGTGAGGGTGACCGAGACCGTTTGCCCGTGGCGTTGATCAGCGGGACAGTCTGAACGGACGCACCTCGGGCCCGGACACGCACCTGGCCCTTCTGGTTCCAGTCGTACACCCAGCCAAAGGGAGGAGGAGAGGTGAGCGGAAAGAGCGGGCGGGGCGCGGGGGCTTTGGGAAGGACCTTCGGAGGTGCCAAGGGCCTGGTTGTGGCGATGCCCGAGGCAGTGGGGCCTGATGGGCCAGTGGGGCCAGCGGGAGCATCGATTTGGGGATTGACAGGAGGGACCGGGGGCGGGTTTCGTTTCGAGTCTGCGCAACTGGTCGCCATCGTGCCAATGCAGAAGAACGCTCCGACAACCATTGCGACCAAACAACCGCAGGCGAGAAAAACGCCCGACGCAGGATTAGGGCGAGAGTCCACAGTCGAGTCAAAAACAACACCGCAAGCCGGACACTTGCGAGAGAAATTCCTCCCACGGGGGAACCATGTGTAACCACACTCAGAACATCGATTTTGAGGACGACTGGCCACGTGCTCGCTCCGGGTTGTAGGTCCGGGAGCGAGTGTAGAGCGCCAAGAGAGTCAGTGATAGCTGGACGGATGCTCAAAGACCCGGGGTGATTGCTCACCCCGGGGCCGGGACTCACCACTCCCCACCCGGCAAGGGGCGTTCACGCGGCAGCCGGTCTAACCCACGGCCGCTGGTGTGGGTGGTCACTCAGGGTCGGGCTCTTCCGCCTCCCTTGCTGCTTTGTCTTCCTGCGCCTTGGTGATAAGCGAAGTCAACTCCTTGGGAGGCTTGTTGGAGGCGAGTTGGGCCAGCGCGTACTCAAGGAGTACGTCAGCCATAGGCCCCATTTCAAGATCCCAGGTAGCTCCCTGGATCTTGAGGTTACGACGGGTGATGTCCCGGATGGGGACTTGCAGCTTGACGAGTTTTGGTTCCATGAGAGCAACCATACCACCTCTCCCCCTGTTGGTAAAGACACCGGGCGAAGGGCTCTCTACCAGTATAACGGCGGAACCTGTCACAACCAACAGTGGTATCAAAAAATAAATTTCTTACGGTTGGTATTGACTACCAACAGCACCCTTCGTAATATCTCTATGTCGAAGCAACCAACAACCACCCGCCGGAGACCCCAACCATGCTCCCCTGCCTGACCCCTGACCAGTTCGGCTGGCTCTCGACCCTCCTGGCCAGCCACCGGGAGTTATCTCGCCGACTGGAAGTGGAGGGCATCCCCGACTGCGACCCCCTGGCCACCCTGGAGATGTACCGGGAGTGCGAGGCGGCCCTGGACGTGTTGCGGATGACCACCCCGGGCCTGGTGCCCGAGGCACCGGTCTGTGTCGGCAGTGTGTTCGATGCCGAGATCCCCTGGTGACTGACCCCCAACCGCCCCGGCCCGGGGCCTGACTGGAGACTGACCCATGCCTGAACTGAAGCTGTCCGATGTGCCCGGCCGGATCATTCTGCGATTCGAGCAGGGCTACATTCCCACCGAGGAACACACTCACGCCCACCCTCACAGCCTGGCTTACAAGCTCTGGCGTGATGCCGGTGGCAAGACCGACGCCGAGCGGGCGGCAGAGGAGCCAGCAGCCCACCTCACCGATGGCCGCATGGAAGCGGAGTGGCTGGCGACCCGTGGAGAGGTTCCAGCCCCGCAGCCGCCAAAACCTGCTGATCCCGTGCAGCAGGCCCACCGCCGGATGCTGGCCGGTGGTGGCCCGGCGTTCCCTCTCGCTCCCGGTGGTGGGTACGACGTCCGTGCCGATCGGGCGGGCCTCTCAATCCGCGACTGGTTCGCCGGCCAGGCCCTGGTCGGGCTGACCCAGTGCGTCGCGATGACCTCGCTTGGTGAGCGAGCTTACCAGGTTGCTGACCAAATGATGAAGGCCCGCGAAAGGGTGTGACATGCGTCGTGCCAAATGCCCGTGGTGCAAGGCGACGAACATTGTACTACGGGCCAACATTGCGGTAAACTGTTGGTCGTGTGGCCACAGGGCAGATCGATCCGAGTCCGGTTGCGACTGCCCCAAATGTGTCGCCGGTCGCAAGACGGTGCGGGCAGTCCTCGCCGAGGCACCAGACCGGCCTACCCTCCGGATCTATCGAGGAGGTTGAGATCATGCCGCGAATGAAGAGGGACGAGTATGGAGCCGCCTCGGCGAAGGGCCACGGGAAGGGGCGGTTCATCGTCCGCTACTGCGACCCCCGGAACGGCCGGGTGTCGGGGAGCCCACCGCCAGCGGTTTACCGCCGAGTGGAGGAAGCCCGGTCTGTGGCCAGGTCACTCAACGTGCAACCGAACGAGCGGGAGGGTGTGCCAACGAAGGCCCCATTCCCCTTCTACTATGTGGTGGCGTCTTACGAGTCCTGACATGGCCAAAGCTCGCAAACCCAGGGGAGGCACGATCTACCTGTGCTGCTTCGATCGTCCTCTGGCTCATGCCACCCATTACATCGGGTACGTGAAGGGGGGGGCAAAGGCCCTCGAAACTCGCCAGGAACGGCACCGGTCGGGGCAGGGTGCCAAGATCCTCGCGGCGTGTGTGCGGGCTGGCATCGGCTGGCGAGTGGTGCGGACCTGGCCCGGCGATAGGACCGAGGAGCGGCGACTCAAGGGCTGGCATGGTCCGAGGCTCTGCCCTGTGTGCAGCGCTGTGCGTCGGTCCGAGCGAGCGATTGCCCAACAACTGGGGGAGCATCATGGCGAAGACACGAGCGAAAAGACCGGCCCCGCCCACTGCCAAAGTACAGCGGTGCGCCAGAGTCACAGCGTCGCAGTTGAAGTTCAACGACACGCTCTTGCTGGCTGATGGCCAGACGGCCCGTGTCCTGGCTGTCTCACGGATGATCCTCGGCATCATGGTGGATGGGAAGAGTCACCAGGTCGACCAGGTGTCCGTCGTCTGGCAGACCTCCGACGGGCGCCGCGGCGGTGCAACGACGGGACCACACGACCCCTACCCGATCGCCCAGTGAGGAACTCGCCATGACGACAGCAGCACGCGACCCTGCGACCTCGGCGATTGCGGCCGCCCTCTCGCAGCCGTTCGACCCGCGCGAGGTGAAGTTCAAGCCCCAGATGGTGAAGAATAACAAGGCTCTTGCTATCGCGTATATTGACGCCCGGCTGGTTCAGGAACGGCTGGATACGGTTGTGGGGACGGAGTCCTGGCAGGACTCTTACGACGTCCTGCAAGATGGGTCTGTGGTCTGTCGCCTGGCCGTGAGGTTCCCTGGCCACCCGGAGTGGGTGACCAAGACGGACGTCGGTTCCCTGAGCGAGCAACCCGACGCTGGCGACCGGCTCAAGGCTGCGTTCAGTGATGCGTTGAAGCGTGCTGCGGTGAAGTTTGGCATCGGGCGATATCTGTCGCGGATTCCGGCCATGTGGGTCGATTACGACCCGGCGAAGAAGCAACTGCTCAACGTGCCGAAACTCCCCGATTTCGCGATCCCCCGGACCAACCAGCAGCCAAGCGCCAAGGCCCCCGCCACCTCGACCCAGGCGCCGGCTTCGGCACCCCCACCAGCTCCGGCCCCAAAGCCCGAGCAAGCACCGGCCACCAAGCCGACAACAGCCACACCCCCGGCCAGTGGGGCCGAGTTGAAACAGCGGGTCGTGGCCAAGGGGGAGCAGCTCGCTCGCGACGGCCTGGCTGCCAAGGGCGAACTGGTGGCCTGGCTCCTGAAGGAAGCGGCCCGACACAAGCTCCCGGCCCGGATCGAGGACTTTGATCAGAGGGGAATCACCTGGGCGATCGAGGCTGTGAAGGCCTTCGTCCAGCAGAAGGCCAACCCGCCACAGGGCGCGGCCTGAAGGAAGGGAACGAAGGGGTGGAAGCGTGCCGAGATCCCTCCAACCGCGACTTACAAACACGGGGAGTATGACTTCACTCCCACCCGCGACGGCGAAGGGTTGCTCGTGATCCGGCTGTGGAGAGGGTCGCGAGAGTCGAAGTGCGACAACGATTTCTATTACGTGATCGAGTCGGAAGTTCCGCCGGGCATCCAGGCGACTCACGCGTTCCTGATCGAGAACGAGTCTGACCCGGAGACTCCCACGCCCAGCCCGTACCAGACGGTGATCGGTGAACAACATTCTTGCACATGCAAGGCCGGTCTTTGCAAAACATGGAACGGGTGCAAGCACCGCTGGACCATGACGGCGATCATGGAGCGTCTGACGAAGGGCTGAGCCCTGACGCCCGAAGGGTTGAGCGATGGCCGCGAGAGTGATCGAGGGGCCCGACAAAGAGTGGCTCAACTGGGACGACGTGAAGGACCGGGTCCGCATGGGAGAGACCCAGATCCGCGAGGAGATGGCCGCCGGTCGGTTCCCCACGCCCCTACGGCAGCAGGCCAACCGGACGCTCTGGTGGTGGGAACAGATCTCCGCCTGGGAACGTGCCCAGGCGTGGATTCCTGCCGCACGGCCGAAAACCAGGGATGCCCCTCCGGCGAGCGAGTGAAATTTTGATGGCCCGTGAGTGTGTTGTCACTCCCCGGGAGCGGACTGGGACCGGCCAAAGTCCCATAGATGGCTTGTAGCGGCTGCTCCTTGCGTTAGGATTTTCCCACACACCCGACTCCACGAAAGGCGGATCATCGCCATGTCTGACCAATCGCTCTCGGACGCCGAGAAAGCACTCATCCAGGCGCGTGATGCCCTCACGGCCGCCTGCAAGGCAATTGGTAACATCTTGATTGATCGGCTCGACGGCTGGACGGAAGCATTCCGAGCCCCCGATCAGGACGTCATCCGTCTGAGCCTCCAGCCTTTGATCAAAATCCGCGATGACTTCGAAGAGATCGTTAGCACATTCTCCGCTGATTGATTCTTAGTCGATAACTCGCACCGCGATCGCCGACCAGCGCACCCGTTGTGCGCTCGGATGGGCACGCACATACCTGGCGGAATGGCAATGCCTGAAAAACTCCCGTGGCCTCGCGACGCCCTCATGGTCGTGGCTTGTCGGTCTGGCACCGAGCGACTCGACCAGATGGATGGCACGCATCCCGGCAACTGTCGGCACTGCGGTCATTCGATCACCGCGGACACGTTCACGATGAGGCGCGCGTCGTCCCACCCGCTGAGACATGGTCGCCCCATCGATTTTTTCTGTGTCGAGTGTCACTGTCTCTATGACCTGACAAAGTTTGATGCGTTTGAACGACACAACACCCCCGAAGGCAAGGCTGCCGCACGCGCAGCAATGGAGGCTTGAGCCATGCCCCTCATCGTGCTCGACACCCTCTCGCCGAAGCAGGTGGCGATCTTCACGCTCCCCCGGCGCGGAAAGCGACGGCGCTGGTCCGGGCCATTCCCGGAGGTCGTGCGCAGCGACCACTCAGGAGTGGTCGCTGCGATCCGCCACTGGCTCGACCAGGTCAATGATCTCGACGAGTTGCAGGCGGTGGTTGATGCCGCTTTTGCCCGGATGGATGTGATCTCTCCTCTCGACCCCGCCGAGGCTCCGTCCCTGACCCTTCCCCCTTTGACCCGCCAGGACCTTGAGGACCTCCGATGATCCGACGCATCTTGCGTCAGTGGTGGCAAGCCGTTCGGGAGTGGTGCGAGCGGCACATTGTCGCGCCCGACCCTCACGAATCTCCGGCCCCAATCCCCCTCGACTTCGCGGGCCAGTGTGCCGAGGCGATCATCCGCGCCCTGGCGACGCCTCACCGGGAGTACGGCCCGATCGAGCCCGTCTGGGTCAACAACCCCACTGCTGCCGCGGAGCTGCTGACGTGTGGGATCTACGGCGTGATGGATGCCATGCGATCCGAGGCTCACGAACGACTCGCGCGGGCCGTGGCCTCTCCGAACTGACACCCTGACCAAATGGGTCCCATGCCCCCCACAGTCACCAAGACGAACCCGCTTCTCACCGCTGCGCTCGAATATGCCGCGCGCGGCTGGCGGGTGGTGCCTCTCCACCCCAGAGACAAGAAACCCAGGCCCCGGGACTGGCCCAATGCGACTAGCTCCGACGCGGGAGTGGTATCGAAAGCCTGGCGGGAGGTGCCGACCGGCAACGTCGGTGTGGCCCTCGGACTCGGCTCCTGCCTGGTGGCCGTGGACATCGACACCGAGGCCGGCGAGCGGATCGTTCACGACCTGGCGGACACCGACCTTCCCGACACCCTCGAAATGACCACCGGGAAGGGATCGCGCCTGCTGTACGCCACACCCCCCGACCTGATCTTCGAACCGAAGACGATCGTGCTGAAGGTCGAGGGAGTCGAGGCGGTTCGGTTCCAGGGAGCGGGCGCACAGTGCGTGATGCCGCCGAGCATCCACCCCAACGGCAAGACGTATCAGTGGGTCGAGGGGTGTGGCCCCGCCGATCGCGAACCGGCCAGCATGCCTGGCTGGCTGCTCTGTGAGATGACCCGGCCCGAGGTGCCGAGTTGGTCCGATCCCCAGGTGTCCGGGCCGGCGGATGCCTACGCGCCCGGTGCCGATTACAACCGCCGCGGTTCGTGGGACGACCTGCTGCCAGCGCACGGCTGGCGACCGTGCGGGCGACGCGGCGACGTCCGTTACTGGACACGACCGGGCAAGGAACCCAAGGACGGCCTATCCGCCACGGTCGGACACTACCGCGCCAAGGATGGGACACCCGCACTGTACGTGTTCAGCGGCTCGGTGGTCGGGCTGGATGCCGGGAAGTGTTACGACCTCTTCGGCGCGTTCGCTCGACTGGCTCATCGTGGTGACTTCTCGGCCGCGGCGAAGGCCCTGGCCGGTCAGGGGTACGGTTCCCGAACGAAGGCTGTTGGGGGAAGGGTGGCGAGTGGTGGGACCGATCCGTCTTCTCCCTCCACCCTCCACCCGGCACCCGCCACGATCCTGCCGGAGCCGTGGGACACGAACCCCGTTCCGCTCGACACCGGTCTGGCCGTCCCTCCCTTCCCGCTCTCGGTTCTGCCTGCTGAACTGGCCGACTTTGTCCGAGCGATCGCCGCGGCGACGAACAGTCCCCCTGACTATGCCGGCAGTGCAGCGGTCGGGATCAATGCCGGTGTGCTGGGTGCGACCCGGAACCTCGATCTGAAGGAGGGGTATACCGAGATCTCCTCGGCCTACATTGGGATCGTGGCGCCAAAGGGCAGTGGGAAGACGCCGGCCGTGTCACATCTGATGGCCCCCCTCGTCACCGAGCAATGCCGCCGGAGGGCAGAAGGCGACAAGGCCCGGGCGTTCGTTGAGAACGTCACCACCAGCAAGCTCGCCAACCTGTTCGAGGAATCCCCCCGCGGCATGCTCATGCTCCGCGACGAACTCTCGGCCCTCTTCGGTGGCTTCAACGAGTTCAAGTCTGGCGGCAAAGGCAGTGATCGGCAGTTCTACCTCTCTGCCTGGTCGGGCAGTCCGGTCGCCAAGGATCGCGTCGACCCCGACAGCGACGATGTTTTTGTGCCACATCCGCGGCTGAGCATCGTCGGCGGGATTCAGCCGCGGGTGTTGTCCAAGTACACCGGCGACCATGAGGACGGCCTCTTCGATCGCTTCCTGTGGACATTCCCCGACCCGTTGCCAATGGCCGAGGAACGGGGGCTCACCGTACCGAAGTCGCTGTCCTCAGCCTGGTCGGACGCCCTTGACAATCTCTGGGCGATCAGGGGTGTCTTGCAGGACAACCGCGAGCGACCCTATTTCTTGAAGCTCGCCACACCCGGTTGGGACGTCTGGGTCGAGTGGACACGATGGCTGGCGCAGGCGACCAACTCCGAAGAGTTCGCCGAGGACCTGCGCGGCCCTGCTGCCAAGCTCCGCGGTTACGCTCCCCGTCTGGCCCTGGCCCTCCATGCCCTCCATGAAGCCTACAGCGTGTCGGCCCCAACAACCGTGCTGGGTGCCGAGGACATGGAACGGGGTGTGATCCTCGCCAAGTACTTTTTGGCCCACGCTCGCCGGGTCTGGATGGCCGCCGGCCGGGACGATCGGGCAGCCGGTGCCAAGCGCATCCTGCGATGGTGCAAGAACTGGACACAGTCGGGCGGTCAGACCACCTTCACGCGCCGCGACCTCTGGCGAGGCCTGCGGAAGAGCTTCACCGAGATCGAGGACACGATCCCGCCACTGCGCTGGCTCATCCAGCTCGGCTGGCTGCGCTACGTCGGCGGCCCGGTGGACAAGGTCGGTCGGGGCGTGACGACCACCACCTACGAGATCCACCCATCCCTCGTGACTGCCCCGGGATCGGGTGACATGGGTGACCACTGAGGGGGCTTTCGGGTGCCGGTTGTCACAGTTGTCACCCGTGTCACCCATGTCACCTGGTTCTGAACTGAGAGAATCTGTAGCCGGGGCGCGCCCATGAGTCGCCAAAAGGTACTTGATAATCGGCCAGCGGTCGCTCATCCGGTCTGTGTCGGGTGCAACTCGCCCGGTCTGTACCGGTGTGAGTCGACCACTGGCGAACTCTCGGCCGACCCCGCGGCGTTGCTCGCTGGCTGGTATGCAATCTGTGATCTGCCGGTGTGCAATGAGTGTCGCCGGATGGTGCGAGGGTGTTACCGGGATTACACCTGCTGTCCTGCTCACTCGCCTTCGAATGCGTTTTTTTCATATCAGGAGAGTGCGAATGATACATCTGCTAAACGTCAGCAAAACGCGGGTGCCTCATCCTGACTATCCGGCGAGCGACACCCAGAGGGTGACCGCACAGTGCGTCACCTGTCAGAGTTGTGGCCAGTCGGAGACAGTGCCCCAGTGCGGAGGCCTTGCCCGGCCCAGCCTGGCTCGCGGAGCAGCTCGGCCCGAGCTGCTCCGCGAATGCCCTCACCTGGGGCAACGGCACCTGACAACTCCCCAGCCGCCAGGGGTGCAACTCCAGTGGCGATGTCGCGACCAGTGGCTGCCGCTGTATGTGACGAGGCAATGGGAAGTCGTGGCGTTGTCCGGGCCGCTCCCACTGAAGGACTCGTTTGTCGTGCGGTCGCTGGGCAAGGAGCACAACGAGACCGCCGAGGATTTTGCTCAGCGACTCAAAGAGCGAGGGTACGAGAACGTCAAGCTGATGCGTGTGCGAGAGGAGAAGCCTGCCAATGATTGAGGCCACCAAACCGAGGCGGGCCCGAAAACCCAAGGCCCCACCCAAGCCAGCAGAGGGGCCGATCGTTTGCAAACCCGTTGGAACATTGCCCCTCTCCGACGTACCCAGCTTCCCGCCCGCGGCATCCTGGTACCTGGCCGAGGTCAAGGGCGTGAAGACCCTGGATGACCTCAGCCAGCCGATCCGGGAGACCTCGCTTACGGCCAGCGCCAAGGGCCTGGGTGCCCAGCTCCGCGAGGCGTTCGTGATGCTGGGCGTCGCGGCCGACGTGCTCGACCAGTCTGTGTTCGCCCTGCTCTATCACCTCGGCCATTTGGGCTGGGGTGCGATCAAACCCGAGGAGACTGGCGGTGAGCAACGCAGCCAGGCGGATGGACGAGATGACGGAGCCGGAACTCGGCGACCTTATGGCATCGTGTGCCCGGAAGGTCCAGGCCACGCTCCCGCCGCTGACGGGCTTTGTGATCTTGGCGTTCGAGTTCAGCAGCCCGGGGATCAGTCAGTACGTGGCGAACGGCCAGCGGGCGGACATTGTGAAGGCACTCCGGGAGGCGGCGGACAGGCTGGAGAGGCGGCAGGATGTGCCTCGGTGAAGGCGCGCGGGCGAGTTGCTCGGGTGACTCTCGCAGGCGGGGGGCCTGCTACGATCGTTGCCCATCCGGATTCACCGATCTTCGACAGACCCAAACCCGAGGAGACCGGCAGTGAAACGAGTGACGCACATCGGGGAGGCAATCCAGGCGATCCGGGAGCACCATCAGGAGACCCTGGAATACATGGCCTCGGTGCTGGATGTGGAGGCGAGCTACCTGACCCTGATCGAGCTAGGGCAGACGAATCCCAATCCCGCTCTGCTGAGTCTGATCGTGCAGAATTACGGGTACGATCCTCAGTACATTCTGGCGGTGGATCTGGTCGCGGCGGGGCCAGCAACGGGAGCGGTGACGGCCACACAGCACCGGGAACTACTGGGGCTGGGGATCGACTAAAAGCAATCCCGGAGCCGTCGGCTACTGCCAACGCGAATGCCAGGCGATCCAAGGCCGACATAGCCTCGGATCGACAGCTTCAGGAAGTGCTCTCCGATTACCGCCTCCCGGTGGTGTGGCCCGCAGACATCGACCTGATCCAGACCTGGAGAGTGAATGGGGTCAGTGACCCACTCATACTCGACTTGCTTCTACGAGTGTTCAAGAAGGGCTGGGTCAGCAAGTCCTCAACTGGTACCGGCTGGTCGGTCCGGGTGTCCCCCGATGGCTTCCCGGAGTGGCGACACGGGCCACTACCTCTGCCCGAGGCCCCCACTCTCCGCGGACAGGCCCTCGTGGAGACTGTCCGCTACCTGTTTGGAATCCCACACCCCGACAGTCGGCAGACAGAACCTGCCGTGGAGGAGGTAAGCGATCATGGACCAGGCCGCTGCGGAATTGATGAGTTTGGACGCGATGCACACCCACCTGCCGAACTCCTGGCTGTACCTGACGGGACCGACCCCGGAGAGCGGCCGGCGACCACTGACGGCGAAGGCCACCCGCCTGCGGGACTCGCTGACGGCAGCACTGGTGGCAGTCTACCAGCAGGGCCGGCGGGACGCGACTCTGGACCGGGCCAAAGAGTCGTTGGGGCTGGGCCTGCCGACTTTGACGAGTACACCCCGCCACCCCGGAGACGGCCACGCGGCGAAACCCTCCCCCAGCTCGTGACGCTGCCCCGTGGTGAGGACGTGGTCGACCAGTTCATCAAGTGGGAGAAGGCGGGACGGATCGACCAGTGGTCGATCCTGGTCGAGTTCGTCGGCCGAGCCGGCGGCCCTCGGCAATGTCGCCTCAAAGCGGCTCCGCTCGGGGTTGTGGTGCCTGGCCTGGTCAACGGCGTGATCCTCCGGGATGCCCTGGAGAACTGGGATCGGCGTGCGGCTATCAGCGTACGGGGAGCGAACGAGTCGTATGTGATTCTGTCACCGAAAGGAGCCACATGAACGCGATTGAGTTGATCCGGGAGAAGCGAGAGACCGCTCTCCAGACAATGCAGAGGGCGGAAGTCGAGTTGCTGCTCTACACGCAGTTGCTCCGGGAACTGGGGGCTCTCCCTGACGAGGAAATCCCCGAACCTGATCCGGAGGTGATTCCCCACCAGGCAACTGAGCCAGATCCAATCGGGCCGCCCGTCTCTCCTCTCAAGGGGCGCACACGGCCGGCCGGTCGGCCGGTCGGGCGGCCTGACCGAGTCGAGTTGGTCCGGGCCTGCCTGGCAGATGGCCCCATCAGTCACGCCCAGATATCCGCCCAGACTGGCATCCCGATGAGTTCACTCACGCCGATCTTCAAGAAGAACCCGGAGATCTTCGAGAAGATCGATCCGTCGGATATCCGTTCGTCTTACCGACTGCGGGCCGTGGCGACACTCACGCCTTTCACGCCAGCCCCAGCATCCCCACTACCCCCACCGCCCCCACCAGGCGCAGTGGTGACTATCCTGCGATCCCAGGGCCCGCTCAGTCGCGACGCCCTCATCAGGGCCCTTCAGCCCCGAACAGCGGCAACGGTCGACGCGCTGATCCGACAGGCGAAGTCCGAGGGCCTGATCCGGCAGCAGGGTGAGCACCCCTTCGATTGGGAGGTGGTGTCGTGATCCCTCTGGACCAGTGCCAACCCGGCACCCCCGTCACGATCAACACCCTCAACGGCCGGCAGGGTGTGATTGAGGCTGTGATCGTGCTGGTGAAGACACAGGAGGGCTCGGGCGAGTACCGCGCCTTCCTGGAGGAACTGGCCCTGGTGGCCGCTTCCGTGGTCGAGGCCAAGCCTGTGTCTCACCATGCGGCTCGGGACATGGGCTTCACCGGAAACGTGTGCGGCCGGTGCAGCTCGTCGAAGATGGTGAGAACCGGCCCTTGCGAGACATGTCAGGAGTGCGGCACAACCTCTGGAGGCTGTGGCTAACATCGACCCGGCCGACGAGGACCTCTGGTGTATCGTGCTGCGTCCTCTCAAGTCAGAGGTGCCAGCAGATGTCCGCGTGCGGCGTGCTCTCAAGTGCCTGCTGCGTGTGTACGGACTACAGGCGGTAATCATCAGAGACCCCGACGACTATCAGCGTCGGGCAGCGTTGGCCGAACTGGGGAGGGCGGAGAGTGACAGAGGCACAGTGGCAGCAGCAGGTGTGCGATCTGGCCCTGATCCTGGGTTACCAGCTCCAGTACCACACTCGCGACTCCCGCCGGTCGGCGAAGGGGTTTCCTGACCTTGTGTTGGTTAATCCGATCAATCGCCGGGTGGTCTACGTCGAACTGAAAACAGACTCCGGTAATATCACCAACGAGCAGGCTCTCTGGGGCGCAGGGCTCTCTCAAGCAGGTGCAGAGTGGTATCTCTGGCGTCCGAGCGATTTGGAAACAGCGTACAAGGTCCTCAAGGGGGAATGAGATGGACGAAGCAGCACAGGCAGCGAGGCTCATCTGTGCGGATTGGGACCAAAACTGTGTCGAGGTGAAGCCGAGCCCGGAGTTTGCCAAACTCCACAAGGGCCGACCCGTGGGCCGATACCGGCCTCTGGCGGCGGTCGTGGAGCAGATCGCCGCTGCCATCCGGGAGGGTGAGCGACGGGGCCGGGAGCAGGCCCTGGCCGAGAGGCGGGATTGCGACCTCTGTGGGGAGGTGGCCGTGGAGTGGGACGACGGGCGCCTGGGTGGGGAGGGCGGACAGTGAGCGACTGCACACCCTGGAGTATCGCCGGGCGACGCATGCAGGGGATCAGCCCCGACGAGCCGCTCAGTACAGGAGACATCGGCAGCACAGATGAGCAGACGCATATCAGGGACTCCGTTCGGGGAATATCACCCCAAGGGTGACAGGGTGAGGGGCGAGGATCACGGGATCAGGGCGAGGATTTTGGCGATATCATCCTGGACCTGTGGCGCGTTCACATCGGCCACGACAGCGGCCTGAAGAGCGACCAGAGCCTCTTTCAGCCCGGCGAACCCGGCCGCTTCCACAGCGGCATACACGGCCTTTGCGGCGTCCAGGACGGGGCCGGATTCCTCCGACAGATCGTAGACCAGTTGGGCCACGTCCTTGACCACCTCAACGGCGGTAACCCAATTCAGCTTTGCGAGAATCGACACGATATCCTCCAGTGGAACTAGCCCGCATACGGATGTTGCGGGAACAGAAACGCCCCGGCCAGACCACCAAGAGCCAGGGCACCGAACACCAGCACGAGCCACGCCCATCGGCCGTGCCGATCGAGCCAGGGCCGCAACAGGTCGGGCCTGCCAGTGACCGGGAGCCCCAGAGCCAGGATTGACAGCCCGATCGGTATCAGGCCAACCACCGTGCCCAAGGTTGCGGTCCAGGTGGTTGGATCGGGACCGAACTCCGGGGCCACAAGGTGGACGGCCAGTGCTGCCAGCGTGTACGCGACTCCCATACCGACCGCCGGGAAGGCCCGGACCACTCGCAGGATTGCCCGCGAAATGGTCCAGTCGCTCCCACCAAGCCGGTACAGGATCACGTCGAGCACGCACAGGGACGCGACCAACACACAGACAGCCTGGTTGCTCATTTTCCACTCGGCCGTGGTACAGGGTTTGGTGCGGCGAACACAGCGGCGATGTCACCGGCCAACTTTGCTACATCGCCCATAATCACGTTTACGCTGGCCTTTGCCTTGATGTCAGTTGCGACTTGCAGCACGTCCGTTACCACGGCCGCAATGGCCAGCGGGTTGAAGCCCTGCCGAGCTAGTTCCTCTTCCAGTCGGAGCCCTGGTCGGAGTTGGGCCTGTGGGACACCTCCGACAGTCACAGTCGCGCCGGGCGGGATATCCACCGTCGCCGTCCCGCTGGCCACCGTCAGCGTGACAGTCTGGCCGCCAACTGTCACAGCGCCCGTGCCACTCGGGGCACCTGGTGTCGGGCTGGGGGTTGGCGTCGGCGTCGGGGTTGGCGCTGGGCCAGGTGTGGGACCAGGTGTGGGACCAGGCGTGGGACCAGGCGTTGGCCCGGCTGGAGGCGGGTACTGACTCACCGCACTCAGCACTGTCGAACTCCCACCCATTGCCACCCAGTTGGGGGCCGCAACCGAGATGTGGACACCGGCAGGGTTGTAGCCTTGCGCGTTGTACCATTCGAGCGTGAATGATGCGATGATCTCAGAATCTGCCTGCTGGATTCCTTGCCAGTCAACCGAGTTGTAGTTGCCCCATGTCGCCGACTGGAACACCGGATTCGTCACAGTGTTTGTACAAGCCCCCAGACACATGGCATGTCCGGCGTCAGGATTCGCGCCGCTCCCGTCACCGGTCCACTGAGCGTTCGGCCCCATGTTGTTCAGCCAGCTATTGAGCAGCGAACACGTCCAGAGGACCGGCCCGTTTTGCTGAAGGGTTGTGGTGACCAGGGCCTGATTCGTCGCATCAACAATCAGGGTGTCGAGTACCTTGTGGCTGGCGTCGCCGGGCGCAGGAATCCAGCCCGCTTTCATGTTCGGGAGCACGTCCGAATCTGACAGGCCGTTGTCGCCCCCCGACTGTTGCAGATACCAGTTGATGAGCGTCGTTTGGTCGAATACGTCGGCCGAAGCCACGCCCTTGACGTTCGCCGACCAAAGCGAAAAATTGTGACACGGCGCAGCGGCGTAGCAGTCCCCGTACTGATCGTTGCCCAACATTGGCACGATTGCCGGGTTCTGGCTGAACGTCCAGTCCACCGGAGTCGTCGGGGCCGGGACCGCCCTGAAGGACGATTTGGCATGTCGGCCCCTCGCCCGCAGTTGCTCGCGATGGACGAGATAGACTTTCCCGCCCTTGACTCCCGGGTGCGGGAATGGCTTGATGCCTTTGCCGCGGGCTGGGGCCGGTTTGGCTGGCGGGGCATCGTGCGTGTCCGGTTCAGCGGACAGCGTGCCGATCACGGCCAGAAAGATTGCAGACAGACCAGACATCAGAAGCAGACGAGCTTTCATGCGAACCTCTGGGAGTGGTGGGAGTGGTCAAAGTCACCCGGCCCGGTACTCTCGCCTGCACTGCCTCTCCCCTCAGTGCCGGCTACCCTCCCGGACCGGGAGTATCAGGAGGCAGCCGGTCGGGCAGCCTGGAGGGCTGCGATCTGCGCCCGGAGGTCACTCTGAATCTGGAGGCACGCCGTATGCTCGGCGTGCAGCTCCTCAACCCGCGACTCCAGGGCAGTGATTCGCTCTCCCTGCTTGATGACGATCGTCTGCCATTCAGACGATGTCGCCTGTTTCCACTTCAGCAGGAAAGGCAGAAACCCTACCAGGAGCGACCCGGCAGCAGTGAGCGAATGCGTCAGCCATGAGTCCATTGGGCGGTCTCCGTGTGCGGTCCGGGTGGTGTCGGGATCATGATGACGGGCGTTTGCGTCCGGGTCGACCAATCACGCCTCGGACGGCTCCAGCCCGGCGTCCCGATCGTTGAACAGGGTTTCCCCCTTGCGGAACCGCTGGGCGTACACAGCCAGGCGTTCCGGTGTGCCGGGTCGGGTGTCGGTCTTGAGGCAGGGTGGCAGGCGGGATTCGTAGTGGTGGGGGGCCACGATCCTCATCAGGGCCATCAGGCCGCCGCGGACCACCAGCGTGGGCCCGGCAGGTGTCTCATGCTCGGACATGATCCCACCGCCCATCGCAGTGTCGATCCGGTCCAGGATGGCCTCCTCGACCATTCCCGAGGCCAGCGGGAACGCGGGGTGGCCGGGCAACTCGGCCAGTGCGGCGAACTGCTGCACCAGCGACATGGCCGGGGCCTCCAGGCGGTCCAGGGCCGCGACCAGGCGGGCGACGGTGGCCGGGCGGGTGCGACGGTCTGATCCGTCCGGGCCACAGCCACGCTCCACCCTGGACACCTGTGCCTTCCTCATTCCGGCTTCCTGGCCCAGTTGCAGCAGTGTGAGTCGTAAGGCCTTACGACGCGCCCGCAGATCGGCCCGGGCGTAGGGAGATGTGAGTGTCTTGATTTCATTGGTGGGAGGCTGGCCAGCGGTAAACTTGGTCGATCGCTGAGTGATCAATGGCGAACTCCCGGGGAGAGCGGTATGATGCACATACCACCCCCGTGCCGGGAGTGCGTTTCACAGGACAGCCACCGGATGCGACCCGGTGGCTGTCCGACTTTTCGGAGACAGGGGTAGGGTAACACCCGACAGGGGTCGGGTCGACCACAGGAGCGCCCCTCTTCCCCCGGCGGCCTGGGCGCGGTACACTCACGCGCGGTATCCCTCGCTCCGGAGACGCAGACCATGCTCCGCTCACTACCCCTGTTGATGGCACTGGCCCTGCCCGCGACCGCCGCCGAGCCCGATCCAGTCGCCGAGAAGCTGGACAAGGCCCTGGATGCGTACAAGGGCGAGATGAAGGCGTACCGGGAGAAGGGAACCGCCTGGCTCGAAGCCCGCGAGGCCGCGGCCCGGAAGAGCGGGGACCGGAAGCGCGTCGACCAGGTCCTCGAAGAGCAGCGTCTGTTCCGCACGGTGAGCGACCTGCCCCGGACAGCGCCCGAGGACCTCCGGGCCAGGCCCGCGAACGCGAAGGCGAAGCTCGTGAAGGCGTACCAGAGCGCTGTGAAGGAATGGACGAAGGCGGGCGACGATGCCCGCGCGAAGGAGGCCGAGAAGGCCCTGACGATGGTCCAGGCCGGCGTCGATTTCAGTCTCGATCGCCGGGTGTGGGCTCACGACAAGGGCCGGTTTCGCATGGTGGGGAAGGGCGTCTGGGAAGAGCTTACTCCGGAAGGACAAACCCTCAAGCTGGTCGAGCACGATCGGACGGCGTCTGAAGTCGAGTTGCAACACACCTTCACGGGTAAGGTTGTCACACTTAAGCTTCGGGATGGGCTGGCTGCCTTTCAGCCAGAGCCAACAGCCCCACCGCGAACCCTCTACGCGGGCAAGTGGAGCGAATGATCAATCAGTTGTGAACGAAGAGTGGCCGCGACACATGGCCGACTCTGCCTCGCGTGGCCAAAGCCTCTATGAATCTCCCATCCGCGCTCTGATCGTCCCCCGGCCAGGGGACGCTCCGCATGACCGCCGCCCGCGCCATACAGCACCCCAGATCGGCGCCCCCGACGACTGGTGTGGTATTGTGTATACCCCACCCGAAATAACTGTGGAGGGTGTCACATAATACGACATCATTATCTCTTCCCGCAATAAGCATCTGCTCGATCCAGCCAGGCACATAGTAGTTATCATCGTTGGTCAACGTAATCCACTCACCGCGTGCGGCATCGATCCCCAATTGGCGGTAGGGGTGGCCCCATTTCCCTTTGGCCTCGGGGGTCTCGATCAGCCGCAGCCGAAGCTCACCCTTGGCGGCAAACAACTCCACCAACTCCCGCGCGGCCGAGTCCGGCCCGTCGGTCACCAGAATGAGTTCCCAGTTCTGGTGCCGCTGCCTCTGGAGACACAGGATCAGTCCCAACAGGCGATCGGGGCTGTATTTCACTCTCGCGACAACAGACACCAGATCCTCGCTCGGGAGCGGCGACCCGGCGGCCTCGCAGAGCATGTGGCACAGGGGCCGGTTGTGCGTTCCGAGGTCCATGATGGCGCGGGCATGGTCGCGGTCACCTCGTATCCACAGCATTCCGGCCGCAGCCCCCCGGCTCCGTCCGATCCCCTTCTCGCACTGCATCACAACGAACGGAGCCCGGATGGGCGGGGCGAGAAAGTCCAGTATTTGTTGGGCCTGTGTGGCAGTGGGCGGACGCACAAGGCCGTGGCCGTCCCTCGCGTCGTGGGCCAGCAGGTCCAGCCTGGCGACTATCCTCGTTGCGTCTCGGAAATTAGCCGTCTGCTCTTTGCTATCAGAAAACGACACCACCATCGACGGCCCGGGGAGCCGGTCTCTTTCTGCCTGTTCCCGGTTCCAGACGAGGACCTCGGGTTTCGGCGGGTTCCATTCCGGGCGCCACTCCGGTAGCAGCGAGTAAAAGTCATAGCCCGGGGCGCAAAAGTCGTGGTCGGCACACCCCAAACTGAACGCACGGCACCAGTGCGCCGCGCCTATCCACATCTCGCACGAGTAGCGAGTGAGGTTCTTGCTGTGGTGGTAGGCGACGAAGTCGGGCAGTCGCCTGATCCATTCAGGAGATGCTAGCCAAAACGTCCCTGAAAAATGCTGTTCACCGTGTTGACGCCAGTTCACGCCAACGGCGTCATAGCCCGAGTAGAGTTTGCCTATGTGGTCCCTCCACCGCCTGACCACGTGCTCCTGCATCACCCGCCGCCACCACGTCCGCTGCCGGTCGTGAGGCGCGCTCACTCCCTTCGTGTGGAGATAGAGTATCGGTGCGTGCGTCCACACTTTCTTGCAAAGACGTTCGATTTCTAGCATCGCGAACGTCTCATAGTGCGAGATGTTCGGATCGCTCCTGACCACCTCCAGCTTCACTCCGTGCTTCGAGCCTTGTGCGAGGAGCCATTCGAGCCCCAGCCCGACGTGAGTTAATCTCACCTCAGTAAGGCCAACCGACGCCAGCAACTCCAGTTGCTCGACGACAACCTCTTCCCAGTTCCCCATCGCGGCGACGTGATACACGACGATGGGGGCGATATTTGTGTTCACGCGCGAACACTCCAGCAGTGAGGGCAGATCGGGTCGGAACAATCGTCCGACCCGAAGAACGCATTGACGGCCTTGACTACGGACGAATAGGGATCACGCACGTAGTCGTGTCCGGCGATCAGGCCATTTGGTTTGAGCTTCGGGAACCAGGCTTCCAGATCGGCCAGGACCGCGGCCTCGTTGTGGTTCGCATCAATGAAGATGAAATCCACAGTCCCATCGGCGAACAACTCGGCGGCGACGATGGAGGGCAAGATCAGGGGGCGTACGAACGGGTAGAGCCCGCAGTGATCGAGGTTGGAAACCAGGTGGCCTGCTATATTCCCCCCTGCAAGGTCGACCACTGGTCGAAGTGTGTTGGCGTCGCTCCCGGTGGGCGTCCCGAACCCGTGGTCGATCGCGTAGACCACGGCCTGTCCCTTTCCGAGCCGCTTCATCTCCGAGGCCAGGAACGCGACCGATCGGCCGAGCCAGCAGCCGACCTCGACGGCCACGGCCCCGCGCTCCGGGAGCCGTGCAGCGGCGTGGGTGTAAAGTGCCTCGAAGTCGCAGAACCCGGGGATGTCAGACCACAACACAGGCGGCCCTCCATCGTTCCAGGCACTCCCCC